GTTCCTCACCATCGGTAACTCGGTCGGCACGCCCGGCACTACGCCAGCTACTTCGGCTGTTCTTCTTGCTGCACAGCAGAAGCTGAACGAAAACGCTGCCGTGATGTCGCCACGTTATGCCACCGTCAACCCAGCCGCAAACGCTGGTTTGGTCGAAGGTATGAAGGGATTGTTTAACCCAACCGACACCATCAGCAAGCAGTTCAAGAACGGCATGATGGGTACTGGCGTACTTGGTTTCGACGAAATCAATATGTCGCAGTCAATCAAGCAGTTCACCACCGGAACTCGTGCCGCTACTGGCACCGTAACCGGCGCTGCTGTAACTTCGGAAGGCGCTACCACGCTGACGTTGACTGTTGGTTCGGGCGAAACAATCGTACCGGGCGACGTCTTCACGATTGCTGACGTATACGCTGTCAACCCACAGACCCGCGAAAGCACAGGTTCGTTGTTCCAGTTCGTCGCGCTTGCGTCCACGACTGTTACAACAACTGCAACTGTTACTGTTGCTCCGATTTACTCGGCAGCACACGCGCTTGCTACTGTCAACGCACTCCCAGCCAATAACAAGGCTGTTGTGTTCGTCGGCGCAGCATCGTCGCAGTACGCGCAGAACCTCATCTACCACAAGGACGCTATCACCTTCGCAACCGCCGACCTTCTGCTCCCACAGGGCGTAGATATGGCTTCGCGTCAGGTACATAACGGCATCTCGCTTCGCGTTGTTCGTCAGTACGACATCAACAACGACCGTATGCCTTGCCGTATTGACGTCCTGTACGGCTACAGCACGATCCGCCCGCAAATGGCTGTTCGGATGTGGGGTTAACCTAATCATGGCCTCCGGTTCGCCGGAGGCCAAACTTTTTTAAAGGATTTTTATTATGGCTCTTCCTAATGGTGCTGGTGGATACCAGCTTGGTGATGGCAATCTGAACGAAGCTACGCTTGGCGTTCAGGCTATCCCTACCGCTTACACAGCGGGTGCAACTTTGTCTGTTCTGAACCTTGAGCAAGCAATCGTTGTTTATACGTCAGGCAGCACTGCTGACTTGGCTTTGCCAACTGCTGCAAGCGTTGACGCTGAATTGACCAGCGCAAAGGTCGGTTCGTCCTTTGACATCTCGCTTCTATGCACCAGCACAGGCGTAGCTACACTGACGGTCGGCACAGGCTGGACGTTGGTCGGCTCCGGCGCAGGCGTAGCAAGCAAGGCTGTAGCGTTCCGCGCTGTTAAAACTGGCACTGCGGCTTACTCTTTGTACCGTATCGCTGGCTAATAGGCTTGCCCCGGCTTAGGTCGGGGCATCCTTTTCAGGAGAACAATTATGCCAAATACTAAAGCAGTAGGCGTTGCTTACGCCGATCCTGAGTTTGAAAGCGTATCCGTTACCGGCACGATGAGCGCCGCTTCGGTAGTTTCAACAAACAGCGGCGGTGCTGTTGCATCTAACGCCAGCGCAGGCGTTTACATTCTCAGCACAGCGATTACCGCTAACACTACCACAACTTCGGCACCTGTAGGCTCGCTCGGCATTACGACGAACGCTACTGGCCGCGGCAAGCTGTTCTATGCGGACGGCACCAAGTGGCAGTTCATGGCGATCAGCTAACATAGTGGACGGCTTTCGGGCCGTCCATTTTACGGAGTTTCTATGGCTGTTATCTATCTTGTTCACGAAGTCCACGGCGCAAAAGTCGCTATTTCAGAAGAAGAAGCGATTTCTGATGAATATTTTGGTTGGGAACGCTATAATCCTGACGCGCCTGTAGCGGCGCCAGTAAACGAAATGCCGGCGCGCAATAGCCGCCGCCGCACAACGCAGGAAGATTAACCAATGGAAACGGCTGGGGACATAATCAACGGATCGCTTAGGCTGCTAGGCGTTCTGGCAGAAGGCGAAGTTCCATCGGCTGAAACGTCGCAAGACGCACTGCGCGCCATGAACCAGATGATTGATAGCTGGAACACAGAGCGCCTGTCCGTTTTCTCGACCCAAGACCAAGTATTTACATGGCCCGCCGGCTTGATCAGCCGCACGCTTGGGCCTTCCGGCGACTTTGTCGGCAACCGCCCTGTCCTGCTTGATGACTCGACGTACTTCGTCCAGCCCGGCACCGGCGTCAGCTACGGCATCAAATTTATTAACCAGCAGCAGTATGACGGCATTGCGGTCAAGACGGTCACGTCTACATTTCCGCAAGTTATCTTTGTAAACATGACGTATCCTGACATTGAAATGTTTGTCTATCCGCGCCCCACAGCCGACCTGACATGGCATTTCATTTCGGTTGAAGAACTGACACAACCCGCAACGCTGGCAACAGTACTGCATTTCCCGCCCGGCTATTTGCGTGCGTTCCGCTATAACTTGGCGTGCGAAATGGCGCCTGAGTTTGGCGTAGAGCCTTCGTCGCAAGTCCGCCGTCTGGCGATGTCGTCGAAGCGTAACATCAAGCGCATCAACAACCCTGATGACATCATGTCGGTACCGTACAGCCTCATCGCTTCGCGTCAGCGGTTTAACATCTACGCAGGAAACTACTAATGAAGACGCCGATCCTTGGGTCGGCGTATGTCGCTAGAAGCGTCAACGCCGCCGACAACCGCATGGTTAATTTGTTCCCTGAGATTGTCCCTGAAGGCGGCAAGGAGCCTGCGTTCCTTCAGCGCGCGCCGGGGCTGACTGTGCTGGCGACCGTTGGTATTGGTCCGATCCGCGGACTGTGGCAGTTTGGTAATTACGGCTACGCCGTCTCTGGCCCGACGCTATACCAGATAGACAGCAACTGGAACGCGGTCGCTAAAGGCACTGTGGGCGGCTCTGGCCCTGTCAGCATGGCTGACAATGGCACGCAGCTATTCATTGCGGCTAACCCGCAAGGTTACATATACAACGCCAGCACTGATGTATTTCAGCAGATTACCGACCCTGACTTCCCCGGTGCAGGCACAGTTGGTTACATCGACGGCTATTTCACGTTTAACGAACCCAACAGCCAAAAGATTTGGGTAACATCGCTGCTCGACGGTACGGCTGTCGATCCGCTGGAGTTTGCCAGCGCCGAAGGCAATCCAGACAATGTGGTCGCTATCTTTGTGGACCACCGCGAAGTATGGGTGTTCGGCTCTAACTCGACCGAAGTCTGGTACGACGCAGGGCTGCTCGACTTCCCGCTGACACGTATCCAAGGTGCGTTCAACGAACTAGGCTGCGCGGCGCCGTACAGCATCGCCAAGATGGACAACCAAGTCTACTGGCTGGGTAAGGACGCACGCGGTCAGGGCATCGTCTACAAGGCCGCGGGCTACATCGGCCAGCGCGTGTCTACGCACGCTATCGAATGGCAGATGCAAGAATATGCCGACATCTCAGACGCGACCGGCTACACGTATCAGCAGGACGGCCACAGCTTCTACGTTCTGAACTTCCCTAGCGCCAACACCACATGGGTGTATGATGTCGCTACTGGCGCATGGCACGAGCGGGCGTCGTTCTCTAACGGACAGTTTAACCGTCACCGTGCCAGCAGCCAGATGTTCTTCAACGCCACTACGGTTGTCGGCGACTACCAGAACGGCAAGATTTATGCGTTCGACCTGAACGTGTACGCTGATGACGGCGCGCCGCAGAAATGGCTGCGGTCGTGGCGCGCTCTGCCCACAGGCGCTAACAACCTCGCGCGTACTATCCAGCATTCCATGCAGCTTGACTGCGAGACAGGCGTTGGCCTGAACAACGGTCAAGGCAGCGACCCACAAGTCATGCTGCGCTGGTCGGACGATGGCGGCCACACATGGTCCAGCGAACACTGGAAGTCTATGGGCAAGATTGGCCGGTCTGGCTATCGCACCATCTGGCGCCGCCTTGGCGCGACGCTGAAGATACGCGACCGCGTCTACGAAGTGTCAGGCACAGACCCTGTACGGATTTACGTCATGGGCGCTGAACTGCTGCTCAGTGGAACGAGTGCCTAATGGCCTATTCGCCGATTAACCCCACCCAGCTAACGCCGCCGCGTGTGGCCCTGATCGACGAACGGTCAGGCGCGATTAGCCGTGAATGGTATCGGTTTTTCTTGTCGCTGCTGACCGCTACGCAGAGCAACCAAGATGAAGTCGAGTTAGCGCCTGACGCTACGTCGCTGCTGGCGTCCTATGACGCTGTATTCGGTGAGGCTGTTCAGGGATTGGAAAGCGCGCCTGACGCAGTATCGGCGGTGTCGTCTTTAGAAGCGGAATTGCAATCGTTAAGTGACGCAACTGCGACGGCGCCGGCAATTCAAAACTCAAATACGTCGCGTACTAACTACATGGATTGGGAGCAGAACGCCCCTTACGTAGACAAAATTGCGCGCATGGCGTGGAATGACACCGATCAGACGCTTAACCTTGGCATGGAATACGACGTTGTTCAGCAGATAGGGCTGGAAACTTATGCCCGCGTCCAGAACAACACTGGGGTGCTTATCCCCAACGGCACTGTCGTCGGTTTCACAGGGGCAG